CCAGAAAGACGTATTTTCTATGTAGACGTTGGAAATATGCCGGCACACATGGCTATGAGCTTTGTTGAGCGTGTAAAAAACGAAATTCAACAAAGACGTATTCCTAGTTCAACAGGTGGCGGAGCCAACGTCATAGACGCCAGTTATAATCCTCTAAGTGTAAACGAAGATTACTTTTTTCCGCAGACTGCAGAAGGTCGTGGATCAAAAGTTGAAACACTGCCAGGTGGTACTAACCTAGGCGAGATCACTGACCTGCGTTATTTTACCAACAAGCTGTTCCGTGCCCTACGTATCCCTGCTTCTTACTTGCCTACATCTATAGATGAAGCGGCCAACACAGTATCAGATGGCAAAGTAGGCACTGCTTACATACAAGAGTTGCGCTTTAACGAATACTGCAAACGTCTACAGAGCATTATAGTAGAAACATTTGATCTTGAATTTAAACTATGGCTCAACGATCAAGGGGTTAACATTGACAGCGGCTTGTTTGAACTTAAATTCAATCAGCCACAGAACTTTGCTGCTTATCGTCAAAGTGAATTAGACACAGCTCGAGCAGCTACATTTGCACAAGTAGTGCAAATTCCACATCTCAGCAAGCGTTTTGCTATGAAACGATTCCTAGGCATGACCGAGGACGAAGTTAAAGAAAACGAAAGATTGTGGAGAGAAGAAAACGGTGCTAATCTCAAAGCACCTGCTGATGCACAGAGTCAACTGAGAGGCATAGGAGTTACTCCCGGCGGCATGGCTGCAGATGCAGGCGGCCAAGAAGCTGAAGCTCCTTTAGATATGGCAGCTGCTGCAGAACCAGGAGCAGATGCAGGCGCAGAAGTAGCACCAGAAGCACCAGTTTAATAATAAATACATTATGCTTCTTAACGAATTCTTTTACTTCAACGAAAAAAACAACGACTTTGCTCAAGATCGTAGATATGAGTCCAGCAGAGATCGCAGCATTGTTGACAAAAAAGACACTAGAAAGATACGTCTTACGCTGCGACAAATTAATCAACTGAGGCTTCAGAGCGAAGCACATCAATTAGAATCTCAATCTGAACTGGACTTTATAAGACAAATGTATGGAACTCCAGTTGGCGAAGAAGCAGCACCTGCACAATAACCCTGCGTTTGTTATAGGCAACGGCACCAGCCGACAGTGCTTAGACATTCGTTCTCTAACGACCAAAGGTGTGACTTACGGGTGTAATGCACAATATCGTGAGTTTGAACCAAATTATCTAATAGCTGTAGATGTGAAAATGGTTAACGAAATCATTGAATCTGGCTACCACAAAAAACATCAAGTTTGGACTAACCCTAACAAGGGCATACAGACCAAACACAGCATTAACTTCTTTAGCCCGCACAAAGGATGGAGCTCAGGACCCACAGCATTATGGTTCGCAGCTACTCAAGAACATAGAACTATCTATATTTTTGGCTTTGATTATCAAGGTAATGACGGCAAGTTCAACAACATTTATGCAGATACATTCAATTATAAAAAATCAACTGATGCAGCCACTTATCACGGGAATTGGTTAAGTCAAACTGAAAAGGTAATCAAAGAGTTCCGCCACACACATTTTTTTAGAGTTATAGAACCTGGTGCATTTATACCAGATAAGCTAGGACCTACCCTGACTAATCTAAGTCATATCACTTACGATGAATTTAGTAGAATCTTTCCTGATACTATATATTCAGATCAAATCAATCAAAAAACTACCATTTAACACCGGTTTGTAATCTCCGTGTTAAATATACAACAGCCCATACCATTTGAGGAGAATACCATGGCCGACAATAAATTACTACAACAGATGCTTGAGCATTTGGTCAACGATGATCAAGCGAAAGCAGAAGAACTGTTCCACGAGTACGTGGTTACAGCATCACGTGAAATCTACGAATCTTTAATCGACAGCGAAATCGCTGAAGAAGAAGAAAAAGAAGAAGATGAAGACGAAGACATGGACGAAGCTGCTAAAGATGAAGATGCAGAAGAAGACAAAGTCGACGAAGAATTTGAAGATATTGCTATCGAAGGCGACGACGAAATGCCTGCAATGGGCGGCGATCCTACAGACGATCTAGAAGGTGATCTAGATGCAGAAATGGATGACGAGGAAGGCGGCGAAAAATCCGAAGAAGAATTATTCCAAGATCTAGACAGTATTGTTGATGAACTACAGGCCAAATTTGACGAACTCAAAGGCGGCGACGACATGGGCGACATGGGCGATGATGACATGGGCGACATGGGCGACGAAAAAATGAAAGATAATTTTGACCTAGCAACAGTACGTGAGTACGTAGAAAAAGTTGCTCCAGCAAAAATGGGCGATAACGGCGTAAACGCTAAGTCTATCGTGGCTGGTAAGAATGACATGGGCGGTACAACTGCTAACATTCTCAGCGGCAAGAACGGTACTCCTGGTTCAGAAACAGGTGAATTAAAAGGTTCAGGATTGCTAAAAGGCAAGCCAACCGAAGATAATGCTGGCAACATCAATGTCCCAGGCGGTAAAGCAGGCAATGCTTTCTCTAAGAAAGAACCTGGACATGGTGCTGAGAAAGCTGGTGCAAAAGAATCACCAGACAACAAGCAAAGCCTTTTCCGTGGTCGTAGATAATAGGACTTGACAAAGGTGAAAACTACTCTATCAGAACATTTGAGTTTTGACCAGGCTAAGATTGTCTTGGAGCGCGACGAAGGCAGCGACGGTAAAAAGTCGCTGCATCTAAACGGCATTTGCATTCAAGGAGACATCCGTAATGCAAATCAGCGTGTTTACTCTTCTGAAGAAATTGGCAGGGCTGTCAAAACGCTCAATGAACAGATCGCTGGTGGCTACTCCGTTCTTGGAGAAGTTGATCATCCTCAGGATTTAAAAATCAATCTTGATCGTGTGAGTCACATGATAACCAAGATGTGGATGGATGGTCCTAACGGCTACGGAAAACTAAAAATACTTCCAACTCCAATGGGTCAGTTAATTCAGACCATGCTGGAGTCGGGAGTTAAACTGGGTGTTAGCTCCAGAGGATCCGGCGAAGTAGACAGCGGTGGAAAAGTACAGGGTTTTGAAATTATCACTGTAGACATCGTGGCACAGCCAAGTGCTCCAGGCGCTTATCCAACACCAGTATACGAACATTTAATCAATAACACAGGCGGTTACAAGGCATATCAGATCGCACAGGAAGTCCAAGGCGACCCAAAGGCACAGAAGTACTTAGCAGAGAGTCTGAAAAAAATCATTTCAGGCCTCAAATAACAGTAGGAGAATCACATGCTAGACATCGTAAAACAATTGTTTGAAAACAATGTGATTTCCGAAGAAATCAAATCGGAAATTGAATCAGCTTGGGAAAGCAGAATTCAAGAAAGCCGTGATCAAGTAACTGCTGAACTACGTGAAGAATTTGCTCAGAAGTATGAGCATGACAAAGGCGCAATGGTAGAGGCTGTAGAAGCCATGCTAACAGATCGCCTACAGGCAGAGTTAGGTGAATTGGCAGAAGATCGCCAAGGACTTATCGAAGCCCGTGCCAAGTATGCTAAGAAAATGAAAGACGATTCCAAAGCAATGGAATCATTCATCTTTAATAATCTTAACAAAGAATTGGCAGAATTACACGAAGATCGCAAAACAGTTGCAGGCAATGTAGCTAAATTAGAATCCTTTATCGTGGATGCACTGGCGAAAGAAATCGCAGAATTCCACACAGACAAGAAAGACCTAGCCGAAACTAAAGTAAAATTAGTACGCGAAAGCAGAGCTAAGTTTGACAGTCTCAAGAAAGATTTTATCACAGCAGCTTCCACAAAAGTAGCAGAAACAGTGCAGAACGGACTACGTTCTGAAATGACTCAGCTCAAGGAAGACATTGAATCAGCTCGTAGAAATGACTTTGGTCGCAGAATTTTTGAAAGCTTCGCAAGCGAATACGCTGCAAGTCATCTAAATGAGAAATCTGAAACAGCAAAACTTCTTAAAGTTATGCTGACTAGAGAAGCCGAATTAGAAGAAGCAGTAAAGATTGTTGCAGAATCGCAAGAACAAGTAGCACAGAAAGATCGTGAACTACGTATTATCAAAGAAAACAACCAACGCAAGGAAGTTATGAGCGAATTGCTAGGACCGTTGACTGGAGATAAGCGTCAAGTAATGAGCAGTCTACTTGAATCAACACAAACAGAAAAGCTACGTACAGCTTTCGACAAATACCTACCAGCAGTAATGAATGGTGGAGCACCGGCGAAGAAAGTACTATCCGAAGGCAAAGAAATCACAGGCGACAAACAGGCACCTCAATCCAGCGGTAAAGAAGAAAAAACCGCTGAGATATTTGACATCCGCAGGCTTGCGGGACTAAAAGTTTAAGGAGAACTATAATGTCACAATTACTCGAGTCACGCTGGTCGGAAACCAAAGAGGCCCTTTTAGAAGGCTTACAAGGTAACAAGCGTTCAGTAATGGCAACCACTCTAGAGAATACCCGCAAGTATCTCGCAGAAAGTGCCACCGCTGGTGCTACATCCGCCGGTAACGTAGCAACACTAAATCGTGTGATCCTTCCAGTGATCAGACGTGTAATGCCAACAGTCATTGCTAATGAATTAGTTGGTGTACAACCAATGACTGGTCCAGTTGGTCAGATCCACACTTTACGTGTTCGCTACAGCGATACATTTAACGGTACTACAGGTGGAGCAACTACAGCTGGTGAAGAAGCATTAAGCCCATTCAAGATTGCTGAAGGTTATTCTGGTGCCGTAACTGGTAAGCCAGCTAGTACCGCTGCACTAGAAGGTGTTGCTGGTAACAAACTAAGCATCCAAATCTTGAAACAAACAGTTGAAGCTAAGACACGTAAGTTGTCAGCTCGCTGGACTTTTGAAGCTGCTCAAGATGCACAAGCCCAACAAGGCATTGACATCGAAGCAGAAATCATGGCTGCTCTTGCACAAGAGATCACAGCTGAGATCGATCAAGAAGTTCTACGTAGCTTGGCTACATTGTCTTCAACAGTATTAAC